ATATGGCGGCGCTCGGGCATCAGCCGGGAGCACACGCTGGCCGGGCCGATGGGCGTGCCGAACGTAAGCGTGGAAATGCAGTCTTTCGCCACCACCTACGAGGACGTGCGGGAACTCGCTGACCGCGTGCGTCTGGTTCTGGATGGCTACGGGGGGACTTTGAACAATACGGAAGTGAAGCATGTGTCGCTGGAGCAGGAATCCGACGACTTCGTGCAGCTGGCAGGCGGCGACCTTCCGCCGGTGTACCAAGTAACTCAGACCTTCAACGTCCTCTGGCAGGAGACTTAGCAGATGTCCGCAACGCCGCATGATGGATCGGGCACCACGTTCTCGTTCGCTGGTGTCGGCTATACCGTCACGAACATCGTCGTCAGCAACACGGACCCGGCCGCCGACGACACCATTGACGTGTCGCACCTCGGCCTGACCACCGGCAACAGCGTCCGCACCATCCAGCGCCCGCTCCAGGGCTCGGCGACCGACACCGGCCGCGAGGTCGTGGTCGATTACCTCGGCACGAACATCATCAAGGACGCTTCGACCGGCACGCTGGTGCTGACGGTCGGCGGTTCAGCGGCGATCAGCGCCGCCGCGACCGTGGCTTCGTCCACGCTGACGTTTGCGACGAACGACGCGGTGCGGGGCCAGGTCACCTTCCGGGTTGCCCGCTACTAAGCCTGACGGAGGCCCGTCATGGCAAACGAGTGCGCGGGCGTCACGGCTTCGTGGCTGGGCATGCCCATCGGCGAGCTCGTCGAGATCAAGGTGAACGCGGGCGGCAGCGGCCTGCCGCTCGCGCGGGCCAGTACATGGACGTTTGACGCAGGCACTATAGATATTTCGTGCCTGAGCGACGACAAACTCTCGCCTCACGACTACGGCAAGAAGGGGACGCTCGCCATCGGCGGTGGCGGGCTGACCTTCTCCACGAAGGCCGTCTGCGAGCGAGTGCAACTCTCAGGCAAGGTAAACGACATCGCACGTTATGCGTTGTCGTTCAAGATCACGCCTGAATGAGGACACACGCATGGCACTGACGGCAGAACAGATCCTAGCAGCGGACGACCTTGGCCTTCTCAAGGTGAACGTGAAGGAGTGGGGCGGAGAGGTCTACATCCGCGTGATGACCGTGGGCGAGCTCGACGCCTACCAGAAGGAATGGGTGGGCAAAAAGGAAGTTGGCGTGGACAACTTCCGCGCCAAGTTCTTGGCCCGCTGCCTGTGCGACCAGGCTGGCCAGCGGCTGTTCAGCGATGAGCAGATCGAGAAGCTGGCGGCGAAGAGCGCGAAGGTGGTGAGCCGGTTGTTCGACAAGGCTGCCGCACACAACGCGATCACGGATAAGGACGTGGAGGAACTGGCAAAAAACTAAGCATCCGCCCGACGCGCAGGTTTCTGTTTCGTTTGGCGGGGCATTTGAAGATGACGGTGGGCGAGCTCGAACGGCGCATGTCGGCCGTCGAGTTCGCGGAGTGGTTGGCTTACACAAGGTATTTCGAGGCGTTGCCGGATTCGTGGCGGGAGACGGGTTTGCTGGCGAGCGCGGTGCTCGCCCCGTATTCCGCCAAGGGCAAGGCACCGCGTGCGGAAGACTTCGTGCCAATCGAAAAACCGCCGCAGCATCAGCAGCAGATGGTGGATCAGATCAAGCAGTTGCAGCAGTTATTCAACAGCGGGTGAGCAATGGCGACAGTAATCGGCGTTGGCATGCAGATGACGGCGAACGCCTCTGGCATGACCAAGGGGCTGTCCGACGCCGACAAGGCACTGCAACTGCTTCAGAAGATTGTCGATCAGAACCAGAAAAGTCTGCAACGGTTCACCGGCGAGGCCGACAAGACCACCCAGCAACTCGACAAGCTCACCAAGGGCGTGAGCACCCTGAGCACGATTGAGATCGGCCGCGTGCTGGTGGACACGTTCCAAGCTCTCGGCAGTGCGTTTACGAGCGCAGCCCAGAACGTGCTGACGCTCGCCGGGAACGTCAGTTCCTCGCTCGACTCGCTGAATGATCTTTCGGCCCGCACGGGCATCGGCGTGGAATCGCTCCAAGGCTATGCCCTTGCCGCGAAGATGGCGGGCGTGGACACGGAAGCCTTCGGCGTGGCGGTCCAGAAGTTGGCCGTGAACATCGGCAAGGCGACGCCTGGCGATGCGATGGACAAGGCGCTCCGTGGAATCAACCTGAGCGTGGCCGAGTTGCGGATGCTGGCCCCTGAGCAGCAGTTCTCCGTGATCGGGGATGCCATTGCCCAGTTGCCAACGGTGGCCGAGCGGGCGGCGGTGGCGGTGCAGGTGTTCGGCAAGCAGGGGGCGGCCCTGGCCCCGCTGTTCCGAGAAGGGGCGGCCAGCATCGAGGAACTGCGAGAGCGTGCCGAGCGGCTGGGCATCATCGTCAGCGAGACGCAGATCAACAACGTGGCGGATATGAACGACGCCTTCGACTTGGTGAGTGCCACAATCAACGGCATCATCGGGCAGGTGGTCGGCAACCTCGCCCCAGCCGTAACGGACGTAACAAACCAGTTCCTGCGTTTCGTGGAGGAGTGGAGCGGGGCTCAGGGCGAAGGCGGCACGGGGATCGCCAACGCGATCACGGACGTGCTCTTGCGTGGGGCCGAGATCTTCGCGGGCGTGTTCGACCAGTTCGTGGGCAACTTCAGCGGATTCACGGCGTCGATTGACGAGGCCAGCGCCGTTTTCCAGTTCGTGGCCAACGCCTTCACGTCCGTCACTGAAGCCCTGCGGATGGTGTTCAACCTTTTTGAGACGGTCGGCAATGGCATCATGCTGGCCATTGGCAAGCTGCTCGAGGAGGTGGGCGCGTGGGTGTCGGACGATCTCGCGCAGTTCGGGGCCGACCTCGCCAACGAAGCCTCGGCCGCGATGGCGAAGAACCAGCAGGAGTTTCTCGAAGCCGGGGCCAACTCCTTCCAGGCCGGGCTCAACGCCGTGGGGCTGGGCGAGGGCGACACCGCCGCGACGGCCCGAGGCGAAGGGGCGGCTACAGCCTACGTTCGCGGATTCCGTGCCACGGTGGAAGCCAGCCAGGCTCCCGAGATCAAGGTATCCACGAACCTCGACACGACCGAGGAACGGCTGCGGCAGTTCCTCGACAGCGGCACCGAGGGCGCGTCTGAGTTCCTGCAACAGTCCACAGCCACGCTCGACACGTTCCAGCGGATGGCCGAAGAAGGCGGGCTGACGGCCGACCAGATCAAGATTATGAACGGCTTTATGGAGAACGTAAACGCCGAACTCGACAAGGAACTGCGAGCCCGCGAGGAAGCCACGCAGGCCGCCACCGCTCAGGCCGAGGCCGACAACAAGCGTGTCGATGCCCTGCTGAAGACCGGCGACGCCACGAGCAAACTGCAAGAAGACCTCGCGGCCGTCGAGCGTCAGTTGGACGTGCTGGCCGACAAGACCGATGCGGAGGCCCAAACCCGCCGCGATAAGTTGCTGACGCTGCGTGATGAACTCAAGGGCCAACAGCAGGCCGTTGAGCAAGGCTTCGGCCAGGGCTTCGCCAAGGCGTTTGAAGACACCGACCGAGCGATTCAGCAGGCGATCGAGAAGGCTGGCGAGTTTGGTGCGGCCGGATCTGCGGCGGCGGCCGACCTGGCCGCTGGCATTGAGGCGGCGAAGGGGTTGGTGAAGGACGGCATCCTTGACCGGGAAGCCTTTGAGCTTGAGGTGGCCCGCCAGCAGCAGTTCTTCCAGCAGCGTGTCGAGCAGGAACAGGTCGTGGCCCGTGAGCGCGAGGCCGCCGCCCAGCGCGTCGAAGAGTTCCTTCGTACCCAGTTGGACCAGCGGCAGCAGGCCGAACTTGAGGCGGCCAAGCAGTTGGAAGAACGCAAGAAGCAGGCAGCCCTGAACGTCACGGCGATCGAGGCGAAGCTCGAAGAGGAAAAGCGGAAGAACCAAGAGCAGCGGGAGAAGGGCAACATCCGTGACGCACGGGCCAGCACCGAGCGAATCCGCCAACTTGAGCAAGCCCGCCGCCTCGAGCAGGGCATCGTGGACGGCCGCGAGCAGGCGAACCGCCAGCAGGCCCAGCAGTTGCAGCAGGGCAACACGGCCGCCCAGCAGTTTCAATCGCTCATCGCCCGGCAGAACGAAGCCTTCCTGTCAGGCTTCCAGAACGCCTACGCCGGTGCCAACGCCGCCCTGGCCCAGAGCGCCCGCGTCGCGGAGGAGCAGGCCCGCCGGATGGAGGCGCTGACGCGGCCCACGACCGCCTCCGCGAACGTCGCCGACATTCGCACGGCCGAGGGGCAGGCGCTCGTGCAGGACGTGGCCGCCCAGGCCCAAGACCCGGCGCTCATTGAGGCCCGGCTTCAGACGCGGGCGCTGCAAGCCATTTCGCAGGCGGTG